ATCAGCTCACGTAGCGGATCGCGGCCATGCGGCCGTTCTCTGCGATGGCGACGGCGTTGTAGGCCACCGTCTCCAGCGTGCTCAGGCCACCACCGGGGCGGCGGGCCTCGACGGTGAAGAACCCAGCGTTGATGATCGCGTCGGCTTCGTTGGGCAGGATGACCGGCTGGTGCTTCGAGACCACGGCGCCGTCGGTGATCAGCATCCCGAGGGTGTCGCCGCTGTCGGTGTCCAGCTCGCTGTTCAGGTAGGCATCGACGCCGCCGAAGCTGCCGACGTAGGCACCGGAGCCGGCGTTCGCCATGAGCTGTTGGATCTGCGGCGAGAGGGCCACCGCGCCGCCGAGGCTCAGGGCGTCGTCGGCGAGATCCTTGGCGCCCTTGGCGGTCACCAGGGCGAGGGCGCGGCCCTGCGCGGCGCCGCGGTCCTTCAGGTCCATGATGCCTTCGTTCAGCGCGGACCAGGTGAGGGGCACGCCGGTCGAGCCGATCTCGTTGGTGGCCGAGCTGGCGAGGGCGGCGATCTGGTCCACCAGGGACGAAAGCCAGGCCATGGTCGAGTCGTAGGCGATGGCGCCGATCACGCCCTCGTCGATGAGGCCACCCTGCAGGCTGCGCGCGTAGTCGCTCACCTTGCGAGCCCAGGCACGCCGGGCGGGGGTCACGACGACGTTGGTGGTCGAGAAGTTGGTAGCGGTGGCTTCGGTGCCTTCGGCGGTGGCTGCAAGCTTGCCCTGGCCGAGATCGGCGAAGCTCATGCCGAGGCCGAGCGCGCCCATCAGCGGGCCGAGTCCCGAGTCGCGGGCGAGCATCGCCTGCATGACGGGATGCGCGGCGGCCTCGCGATTCTTCTCGGCGGCGTTGAGCGCGACCTTGATGCCACGGGCGGAAACGGCGATGTTCGCATCGCCGATCCCTGCGGAAGAGAGCCAGTTACCAGCAGCCATGATGTGTACCTCAGATGAGCGTTGTTAGTCGCTGCTCAGTGGGTACACGTTTAGCGGCCGGCGCCGGTTGAGCTTGCTTGAATGCTATCAGCCTGTGCCGGTGGTGTCAACCGCCGCGGAGGTTCGTGAGCATGGCCTCAAGGCTGTCCTCGACCGGGGTGGACGCGAGGCGCTGCTCAATGCTCTGGTTCCGGGCAGGCTGGGCGCCGGCATCGACGCGGGGCGCGCCACCGCGGGCGGGCGCGGGCGCCGGGGCGGGCGCGGCGGGCAGGTAGCCCGTCAGCACGCGGGGCACCTCGACGGCCGGTGCGGCTTCGGGGTCGGCGCGGTGCGCCTCGAGGGCGGCGACCTGCTGGCCCCACCAATCCGCCGGGCTCTTGCCTCGGGCGTCTTTCGGCTGCGACTCCCACGCCTGACGCAGTGCGGAGCGGCCGAGGTCGTCTTTGATGCCGTGCTCGACCAGCTTGATATCTTCGGCGTGGCGCTGCGCCACCGTCTTGAGCTGGTCGGCGGTCGCCGCCTTGATCTCGTCAAGCTGGGACCGGTAGCCCGTCTGCACCTGCTCGAGCTGGGCAGCCATGCCGGCGAGTTCGTCGCGGAGGGCCTTGACCTCGCGCGCCTTCGCGGCGAACCGGTCGTAAGGCACGCGCCCGGAGCGCGGGGCGTCGTAGTCGTCGGCGTAGTCGTCGTCGCTGGCGCGGCTGGTCACAGAGGACAGCGCACGCGCGAGGCGGGCGGCGAGGGCGTCGGGATCGGTGTCACTCATTGTTGTCCTCCTCGGACGGGTCAGCGGGGGGCGGGGGTGGTGGCGCGTCGGGCGTGGCGGCTTCGAGCGCCTGCGCAATCTCGTCACGGTACAGACAGCCGTAGGCCGTCTCGGGCAGCGCCACCGGCGCCAGGTTGAACTGGTTGGACATGGCCGCAGCGCGACGCAGGATCTCGGAGTCAAGCCGGCGGGCGTCGGGGTAGGTGCGGGCGATCAGGGCTTCGAGGGCGCGCCGTTCGTGCTCGAGCGGTTCGCCGCCGCTGGACTCGAAGCCGACGGGCAGGCCGAGCGATGCCATGGCGGTCATTTCCCAATCGCGGATCGCGCGGCCGATCGCCTCGGGGTCGAAGCCGGGGCCGTCTTGCCAGTGCGTGCCGGGGCGGTCGGCGTCCATGTCTACCCACTGCAGCACCGTCTCGGGGCCGGTCTGGACGCCTGCGCCGCCGGTGTCGGTGTCGAGCCCGGCGAGCGCCAGCCCGCGGACGTTGCGTTGCGGGTGGCCGGAGTCGCGGACGCCCGCGTGCCAGTGGGTCCAGAGCACGCAGGTCGCAAGCGTGGCCTCGACCAGCTGCGCCGTCGCGTAGGGATGCCACGGGTCGCCGACCGTCACCAGGCGATGGAACGGCCGGCCGTCTTCGTAGCGCCACCGGTAGCCGTCGCCGGTGTGCGTCTCGCCGAGTACTTCGGCCGTCACGTCGGCGTCGTTGTACTCGACCCGGTAGGCCGGCGCGTCGAGGTCGGTGAGGTCGTAGACATCGACCATCGGCACAAGCCCCTTGTCGCGCCACTCCCGCAGCCGGGTATGACGCACGACCGTCGGCTCAAGGGGATCGTGACTGGCGTAGGTGAGATCGAGGCTGTCGGGCTTCACCACCTCGAGGTAGACCTGCTGCGCTCGCTCGGAGTAGCCGAGCAGCACGCCAGCGTAGCCGGCGCCGAGGCGGTAGGTCATCGCCTCGCGGGAGGCCGACACCTGGGGCGAGGGCATCGGGCGGCCGTCGGCGGTGGCGTAGCGGGCCACCGTGGTCGATGCGCTCTGGTCGCCCATCAGCACGGCGAGCGCTTCGGGCAGGTCATCGACCAGCGGCACCGGCGCTTCGTGCGCCCGGTTGACGCGCTGCACGTAGCTTCTGAGGGTGTTCCGCGTCATGTCGAGCGGGCCAAGCTGCAGGGCGCGCTCACCCAGCTCGGCGACGGCGCGGGCGCGCACGTCTTCCCAGTGGGCGCCGTCGAGGATTCGGACGGCGAGCGCCACCTGCTCGGCGGGTTCGCGGGCTCGCCACCGGTTCCGGGTGAACATCATTCCGAAGCTCCTAATGCCGCACGCCCTCGACCATGGGGATCGCGATGTATCGTAACGCATCGATCCCGTGCTTGTGGGGATCCGTGGGGCTGGTACTACCCTGCCACTCGTTGAGGTCTTCGATCAAGTCGTGGCAGGAGGGCGCGACGGTGAATCGCGCGGGCTCCTGCACCATCAGGCGGTGCAGAATCTCGCAGCCCTCCCACACGCTCTGATCGTACTTGCGGGGCGTCTTCATAAACCGCAGCGGTGCGGGCAGCGATTCCGACCAGCCGCGCCGGTTCGTGTCGTGGCCGAGCGCTTCGGCGATGGCCTGTTTCAGCCGGGTGTTGCTCTTCTTGCCGCCCCGGTGGTCGCCGTGGTGGGCGCGGTCGCCGATCCATTGATCGACGTCTTCGAGCGCGAGGCCAAGGCCGGCGAGCATGTCGATAATCGCGCGGGCGTCCTGCTGCGTGTCGGTGCGCCCCGTGCCCGACCACTCGGCCATGACGTGCACCTCGGAGTAGATGCCACGCCCGCCGCACGCCACGACGAGCGCGCGCTGGGAGCCGGGCTTGGAGCCGTGGTCGATGCCGACGCCGACGCGCCAGCCGGCCAGGTCGGAGGTCGGGCGGTCTACCACCAGGTCGCCGCGCCATGCGGAGAAGTAGGCTGCATCCCGGCGCGGGGTGCGGCTGCGCCCGCAGCGCATGTCGGCCTCGACCCGGCTGAGGCCCTTCTCGAACTGCTCGATCTCGGTGGGCGACATCCAGGGCATCTCAAGGATGCCACCGCGGGGCGTCACAGCGTCGATCGTCAGTGGGACGTGAATCTCCCCCGCCCAAGGCCGATCGTCGTCGTCTACCATCTCCCACAGGTAGTCCAGCCGGTGAGCCGTTCCCAGCGTCGGCGTGAATCCCATATACATCCGGCCGTCTCGCCCGAGCAGGCGCGGCCAAAGCTCGTTATACACGTCCTCGGGTAGCGGCTCGTCGCTGATGACGACGTTGGCGCGCGGCCCTGCCAGGTTCTGCGCTCTGAATGTGCCGAGCCGCAGCTCACCACCGGCGCCGGGTCCGTCTACGATGTCGAAGACCTGGAGGCGTTGCCCCTTCATGCCGCCGGCTTCGTAGCGCACGCCCTCGCGCAGCCACCCGCGCAGGCGGCCCTCCATCATGTAGCGGATCGTAGACCCAAGCTGGCTCCAGGTGTTGCCGGCCAGGATGACGACCTGCGGGCCGGGGCGCTGCCAGGGTAGCGAGCCCTCGATCCCGCGCGTCGCCAGCTCGCCGAGGGCTACCGATTTCCCGATCCCGTTCGCGCCCCACAGCACGGTGAGCTTGTGCGGCGACGCAAAGAGGGCGCGCTGCGGGTTCGTCCACCGTTGCGCCGACGCGCCGCGCACCTGCGCGCGCTCCCGCTTGGCATTCGTCAGGAGGGCGCGGGTGGTCACGCTTCGCCCACCGGGCCGAGGTAGGTGGTCCGCTGCTCGTCGTCCTCCGCGATGATGTGGTAGAGCGCCACCTGGTCGGCCATGGAAAGCTCGCCGATCTCCTCGAGCAGCCCGGCGCGCATCGACACGAAGCGGGGATCGTGCGGCCCCATCTCGGCGAGCACTTCCATCAGCACCAGCACGGCGGTAAGGGCCGGGCTCACGATACCCTCCGCAGGCGCGGCTCGCCCTGGTCCACCAGCAGGCGCAGGCCGGAGCGCTCGAGCCATTCGTGCACGTACAGCTCGAGGTCTTGATCCGACGTGGCGGCGGCGTCGGCCATGATGTGCGCGCGCCACTCCTCGGGCGTCACGTCCTGCGGGCGGATCTGGCCGGCGGCCTTCTCGGCTTCGGCGCGGCGCAGGATCTCCCCGTCAAGTTCGTTCCGAATGTGGCGCTGCTCGCGGCGCAGGCTGACGACGGCGGTGTGGGAGCTTCCCTTGACGGCGCGTTCCACGTCCTCGAGCAGTACATCGGCTTGATCGCGGAGCCACTGCAGGCGCTCATCGCTCACGGCGGCGGGGGTGTCTTCTCTCTGGCGGGCCATGTTTCGCTCCGAATCGTTGGCGGGGCCTGGGGGGGTCAAAAGGCGAGATACAGACGACCTCGGGGCTACCCCCCTGGGGGGGCGGGGGCTATGATCGCGTGGTGGTGGGCCTTCTCGCGTAGGGTGTACGCTTTGATACGGTCGGCCGCCTTGGTATCGGCCACCGTTCCATCCTGACACGTCGAGGTGGTGCACGTCTCAAGGTAGCACCCCAGGTCGGCACGCCCACCCATCACCACTGCCCCATCTTCGACACCTTCGCCCGGTCTGGCGCCAGTGTGGCCGCCTCAGCCTCAGCCCGCTTCAGGTAGCCCTCCAGCGCCTGTCGGACATGCCACGCCATCGGCGCCCCTGTCCGCTCCGACAACGCCCGCAACCGGTCGAGCTGTTCCGCGGTCACCCGGATCGCTGTCTGAACCATGCGCCCTCCTGCTCTCGGATGGTATCGCCTCACCCCGCCCGATGCCACCCAATCCCGCCCTTTGCGTCTCCTGCCAGCGTGCCCCACCTGCGGCTCGTTTCCTACATACCCCCTACATGCCCCCCTATAGCTATCTACAGAACTCCTATAATAGTAGGTTAGGCAGGTAGGGCACTTAGGGTTGTGATGCTGTCGTGGTGGGGGCTTAGAGGTCAGGCACCGGTAGGGCAGCTCTGCCAGCAGTGAGGCAGATATCGGCGGTATGGGTCCGTGCTGCCACTTGAGGTTGGGCACTTGGCTGGCACACGAAGAAGCCCCCACCGGTGAGGGTGAGGGCTTCAGCTTCGGCGAGCTGGCTCAGCTACTCCCGCGGATACCACCGCCACGCCCGCACGCCCGACACCATCTTCCGCTGCTTCGTGTAGCCCAGCCCCGTCAGGATGCCCCCAATCCTCATCTCGTCGGCCTTGCTCTGGCGGTCGGCCGGCTTCTCGATCGCATCATTGAGCACGTCCTCCGAGGTGAAGCCCGGCGCAGCCACCGGCGTCTCCACCCACCGCGCGACCTTCGGCGCCCAAGGGTCTTCGTGCTGGTACTGCTGCTGGCTGTCCTCCAGGCCCTCGGATTCGTTCAGCTCCAGCCACCACCGCTCGCCCGCCTTGAAAGCCACCACCGCCTCAGCCCAAAGCTGGGTACGGTCGCTGGCCGTCCTCGACACCGCAGGGAACCGCACCACCGTCGCCGGCCAGAAGCGCCGGGCGCCGGTCGGGTCACCCAGGAACGACGGCTCGTTGGTCGTGCCCACGAAGACGCATTGCCGGGGCTGCTCGACCTGGTTGCGGCCGTAGGGCGGGCGGTAATGGTCCACCTGCGCCGAGAGAAACGCCTTCACCGTCTCCGCATCCCGCGGGCGCATGGCGGCGAGCTCGGCCATCTCGTACAGCCACGCGCCCTTCAGCGCCATGTAGGCGTCTTTGTTGCGCAGGTCGATCGCGCTGTCGCGGAACCACTCGGGGCCGGCCAGCGCCCTGAAGAACGTGCTCTTCCCGTAGCCCTGCGGCCCGGCGAGGATGAGCACCGTGTCCACCTTCGCGCCCGGCTGCATGATGCGCGCCACACAGGAGACCATGAAGCGGCGCGACAGCACCCGGTTTAGCTCGGTGTCCTCGCAGCCGGCGTAGTGCCCGAGCAGGCTGTCGATGCGCGGCGTGCCGTCCCACCGGATCTCCTTGAGCCAGTCGCGGACGGGGTGGACCTTGAGCTGGCGCGCGACGTAGACGATCATCTCATGCATCAGCGCCACCGACGCCTTGAGCTTGTACGTGTCCGCCAGCGCCAGCCGCAGCTCGGTGATGTCGGCGTCTTCGAGCAGCCGGCCCTCCCACTCGATCGCGCCGCTGAACTCATTGAGGCGCAGGCGCGACCGGATGGCGGGATCGAGCCGCAGCGCGTCGCGCACGTTGCTCGCGGTCGGGTGCGGCGCCTTCGTCCAGACCCGCCGGCCCTTGTCGTCGGTGGTGTGAGCATCCCGCGGGTGCGTCAGCTCGGCGCGCACGGCGTCGATCTGCTGGGCACGCTCACGCGCGCCGGTGCTCTGCGTCATGTCTACAACATGGTCGAGTAGACCCATAGCTCGTCTCCTTGGCCTGCTACCAGACCTCTTGTGATTGCCGTCCGGGCTTCCTTCTCTGTTAGCCCGGCGGTGATTGCGGCAGACAGCAACATGCTGACTCCCTCTCCCTCATTGAATGCGCCCGCCCGCACGAAGCCGCACAGCCGGCGGCCTCCCACGAAGCAAGCATTGTTGCGCCCTCCCTCGCCCCCGGCCACCAGGTCGGAACACATGCCCTCGACCGCGGCCCGTGCGTAGCGCTTCGCCCCCTGCTCGAGCCGGTCCAGCTTGCGTCCGGTCGGCCCGTTCCATTCTGCGACCGCTGGTGGGGCCACAGGCGCCGCTACCGGCTTCGGCGGCTGGTGGGTCGCCTGCAGCCACCGCCACGGCAGGAGACGCCCACAGAAGCGATAGGCGCGGAAGTTGATTCTCGCGATCTCCCACTCCTCGCCACCGGGCAGCGCCGGCAGAAAGTACAAGCGGCTCGGGTTCTTGCACGCCGGATCGATGATGGCGCCCCACTCGGCCGCCCACCGTTCCGCGCACCGCCAGACCTCGAGCCATTGATCCCGCGGGCAGTCCTCGGACAAGGGGAACACCACCCGCGCCTTGTGGTGCTCCGGGGTGTGGCTCCATGTCGTGTGTAGCACCGCCTCGAGGCCCAGCGCCCGCACGGCCGCCGCGACGGTGTGCAACTGCGCGCCTTCGTCCAGGTCGAGCACGATGCACGACACGCCCGCGACGTGTACGTCTTTGCGCACCATCGGCGCGCCCTCGTCCATCCGCACGGGCAGCCACGCCGGCGCCCGCACCTTCTCACCCTCCCACTTCGTCGGCTCCATCAGCCGGGCGGCCAGCTTCGGCCAGTCCAGATCCCGCACCGCGGCGATCTCGGAGCCGATGGCGCCCCGCACGAAAGCCGCCGCGATGGTGCGCCCCTTGACAGCACGCCGAACCGGATCGCGGTCCTCGGCGGCCACCGCTTCGGCCCGCTCTGCCAGGTAGTGCTCGGCGAGCTCGCCGCACGCGCTCACCCACTCGGGCGTGTCGATGTGCTCGAGCACCACGGCGGCCCGCCCGTCATGCGCCATCATCCCCGCGGATTCGTGCGCCCGCGCCAGCACTGCGGCCACGTCCTCGCCCGCCTCGGCGGCGCGCACCGCCTCGAGGATGAACCCTGCGAGACAGTCCACCGGCTCCCGGCTCCGGTAGCGTGCGACAGCTCCCGCGCTCACTTCGCCCCCTTCGCGGCGCGTTCACGGATGAGGGTCTGAATGACCGCATCACGCTCGCGCCTCAACTGCATAGCGGCGGATCTTGCATCAATGAGGTCGGCCGACAGCTTCGCGATCTCACGGCGCAGGTCGCGCAGGACGTTTCCTCCTGCTGGGTCGTGGCTAAGCCCGAACCGCCCCATGACCCGAAACCTGGACACCAGCCACACCCGGAGCGGGGTCGCACCCTTCGCCTCGTTGCATGGCCCACAGGCAGGGGCCAGGTTCGCAAGCTCATTGCTGCCCCCTTTCGCAAGCGGGATCATGTGGTCCACATGCCACCCGTTTTCAAGTGGCTCGCCGCAATAGACGCACCGCCCGCCCGTTTTCTGGTGTAGCCCCAGCCGGTAGGCTGCTGTCGATCTCCGCCTCATGTCGCCCCCTTCGGCGCAGCTTTGCGCCCACCTCGACCCGCCGCCAGCGCGGTGTCATGTTCCGGGGCAGGCACCGACACGGCGCCGGCGTCCCACTGCACTTGATTCGGGTACTTCTTCGTCCGCTCCATGATCGGCCTCGCCCATCGCGCACCACCATAGAGCACGTCGAGCAGGTCGGCGGCTTGTCCCTTCGTCAGTGCGTAGGGCACCGAGGCCAACGTCTTCAGCGGCTCGCGGTGCGCCTCGGGTACGTGCCTGGTCAGCTTCTTCGCCCGCTTGATCGCCTGCACTTGCTTTTCGGAGGCATCAGCCAGCCGCCAGCCACCGCCCGACACGTCCGAGGCATCGACCACCCCAGCGTCGAGCAGGTCGGCACGCACGCGCTCCAGGTACTCGAGCAGCACATCCAGCGCGACGGCCTCGGCCTCGGTCGGCTCCCGGCGCCCGCGCTTGCGTGGCCCGTCCTCGGCTTCGGCTTCGGCCGCATCTTCGAGCGCTTGCCCGATCGCCTCGATCGTGACCAGCCCGTGCCGTCCGAGCAGGAGGTGAGGATCGAGCACCACGCCTTCAATCTTCGGCCCGTGCGTCGGGTCCGGCGTCGGGTCGATGCGCAGCACGCGCCCGACCTCCTGCAGAAACCGCACGCGCGCCGACACGTTGCGCCGCAGACAGAGCCACCGGAGCCAGGGCAGGTCCACCCCTTCGGCCAGCAGAGAGACATGCACCAGCGCCCGATACTGCCCCGCCCTCAGCCCCTCGAGGCGCGCCACGCGGTCGGCCTCGCTGTGCTTCGAGTGAATCGCCGCCGCCGGCCAGTCGCGCGCCGTCAGCCATTCGGCGTACTGCTCCGCATCAGCGATCGAGGTGGCCGACACGATCCCCGGCCCGCGGGCGTGTTCCTGCATCATGGCAAGGCACGTCTCGTCCACCGTCCCCGCCGGTTCGCCCTCGACCCGCTCATGGCGCATCGGCACCAGCACCCCGTCACGCTGCGCATCTGCCATCGTGTAGCGGTACGCCACCCGGTCGAAAAGTTCGATCGTCTCAGCCGGCGCGCTTCGGAACGGTGTAGCGGTGAAGCCCACCAGACAGACCGGCGCCACCTGCGGGATCACGGTGCGCAGCGTCTCGCCCTGGGTGCCGTGCGCTTCGTCGCAGACCATCAGAGACACCGATCGCCCCCACTCTTTCAACTGCTCATGCAGCCGGGGGAGGCTGGCATTGCACGCGACGATGACCGCGCGCTCCGCTTGCTTCTTGCGCCCGTAGAACACCCCGACCGCGTCAGCGCCGAGCCACGATCGCATCGTCTTCGCGAGCTGGCGCACCAGCGCTTGACGGGGCACCGTCACCACGATCGCCCGCGGCCCGCTCCCCTCGAGGGCGTTGGCGACGAGCGCCGTCTGAAGAATGCTCTTCCCCGCGCCCATGACGGCCGACACGATTACCCGCTCCCGGCGGCGCATGGCGGCGATAATCTGCGGCAGCGCGTCGGCCTGCCACCGTCTCGGGGGGTACGGGCTCCCGGCCCACAGATCACGCCCACCCATCAGCGACCGCCGAACATCGACATCTGGTCGATCCCTTCTTCTTCCTTCAGGTTCCGCACTGCGTGAGCGAAGTAGCTGTCTTTCAGCTCGACGCCGACGTAGCGCAGCCCTCGCTTGAGCGCGCCGACACCCTCGGACCCCACTCCCCCGAACGGCGACAGGCACACCTCGCCGGGGTTGGAGTACATCAGGCAGAGCCGGTCGATCACGTCGAGTTGGAGCGGGCACATGTGGCGCTCGTCGCGGCTGTCTCGCGCCTTTCTGGCGTTCAGCGTGTTGCTCTGGTCGATGTCGAACCACGCATGGTCGAGCGCCGCCAGCTTTCGGTCGTTGTCCGTCTCGTTCGTGTTCCAGATCGGCGACGCGATGCGCTGCCAGTCGTCCAGAGGGAACGTCTGCGGCGTGTGGGTGACAGGCACCACCATCGCGTCCTCGGCGGGCGTGGTGGGCGGACGCTTGAACAGCAGTATGTAGTCAGGGAAGCCCATCCGGTTGCGCGTCGAGTCCTCCTTGATGTTCTTGTAGAGCAGCCCGTGGCTCTTGGTCCGCTGCATCTCGCGAACGGGATCCTTCCAAATGGTGAATCGGCCGTGGTAGTGGAACCCCGCCGCGGTGTGCGCCCGGATGACCTCTCCCGAGAAGTCACGCATCCCGATGAATCCCTCCTTCGACTTGCGGGCGGGCAGGTCGGACACATGGACGGCGCAGATCCGACCGGGGCGGACTACCCGGAACATCTGCGCCAGCAGGTAGCCGTAGTGCTCGGCGAATGCGCCATCGCTCGGATTGTTGCCCATGTCGCGCTCGCTCTCACTGTAGATGAACAGGTCAGCGAACGGGGGAGAGTAGACAGAGAAGTCCACCGAGCAGTCGGGCATCTGGCCAACGACCTCGACGCAATCGCCGCGGTACATGGTCCAGTCGCGGCCGTGGGCGGAATCGAGGCACTTGATAGTCGGGTCGGTCATTTCGTCTCCAGGGTGTAAAGCCACGCGGGGATCCGCGCGGAGTGGTGGGGGCGGTAGGGGTCGGATGCGTTGTGGCTCACCGCGGCATCCTTGGAGATGCGGAACATCATCTCCTTCATTCGTTCGTGGTCGGCAGCCTTCCTTCGGATTGCGTACCAGAGAGCCGTTTCAGTCTTCGCCATGACGACGTGCGCGTGAACCTCTCGCGTCTGGCCGAATCGCCATTGGCGCCGGATCGCCTGGTAGTACCCCTCGTAGGAGTATGACCCTCCGACAAAGGCAGTCCGCGCGCTGTGTTGCCAGTTGAGTCCCATCCCGGCGATCTTGGGCTTCGTGACTACGATCCCGCCTTCATCCGAGAAGCGCAGCAGACCGGCGGCCTTCTGCTCTGGTGTCATGTTGCCGCGCACGTCGATGGCGCCAGGCAGGAGCGCCGTCACGGCGTCCTGGTCGTAGTTCGTGTCGCACCAGATCACCCACGGCTCGTCAGGCTCCGACGCCACCAGCGCCGCGACCTTGCGCGCCCGGTCCTCGCACGTCCGCCGCTTCTCGGCGTGGATGGCCGTTGCGGACATGTCGGGCACCCGGAACAGCATCCCATCCTCGCGCCCGCCGGTGAGGTCCACATCGACGTGATGCACGGTTTCAATGAGCTGGGGCAGGTTGTACCCATCATCAGAGTAGTCGCCCATGTCGGACGGCTTGCCGATGCAACGCGCCCACGACACAACCCACCGCCAAAACGCCTTCTCAGCGTGCTTCTTGAGCCGCCACGGTGCAAGGATATCCCCGAGATCGTTGATAAACCATCTCGCCTTCATGATGGCCTCATCCATGACGCCCAGGAACTCAGCGTGATTTCCCAGCTCGCCGTAGTCGTTTGGCGCGGGCGTCGCGGTGCACGCGAGGCGGTAGGGCGTCTGGCTGAACGCGGCGATGATCTTGTTACGGGTGCGCCCCTGCGCGTTCTTCAGGATGCTGCTCTCGTCCAGCACGACGCCGGAGAATGCGTCTGAGTCGAACCGGTGCAGCTTGTCATAGTTCGTGACGTTGACGCCGGGCATCACGTCGTCGGCGCACGCCACGACATGCACGCCGTCGATACCGAACTTGCCAGCCTCGCGGATTGTCTGCTCGGCGACCGCCAGCGGCGCGAGAAGCAGAACCGGGCGCCCGGTATGGCTGGCGACCTCACGCGCCCACGCAAGCTGCATGAACGTCTTACCGAGGCCGGTGTCGGCGAAGATGGCGGCGCGCCCGAGGGACAGCGCCCACCTCACGGTATCGGCCTGGAATGGGAACAGGTTGTATGCGTCGAGAGTGGCGTTGAACCCAGCCTCGACCGTGTGCCGGCGCTTCGACGCGATGAATGCGTCGTAGTGGCCTCGCCCTCTTGATGCGGCCATGTCGTCTCCGTTGCTTGTCTGGTTGTTGTTGTTGTGTGCACCCACCACGCGCACGGCGGCGGGCGGCGAGTGCGACCGGCGCAGGTTCCGCGCCATCGACTCGGCCGCCTGGACCGGCAGAGGCCCGGTCATCGGCCCGCGCTCGAGCTGGTCGGGGTTGCTGCTCCACTGGACGCGGGCGCGGGTCACGCTACGGCCCGCAACGCCCGCACCAGCCGATCGAAGGCGTCGGCCATCGTCTCGCCCGGCTGCATCTGCTCCTCGAGCCATTCACGCACCCACGGCTCAACCCGAAGCGAAAGCCGCGCCGATCGCGTCGTGCCCCCCTTCGGCGGCCGCCCCGGTGCGCGCTTCGTGTCGTTGTCGGTTGTCATGCTGTCCTCCTACCGGCGAAGCCCCGACCGCCGAGGCGGTACGGGGCGGGTGGCCGTTGGGCGCTACTGCGTCAGGCGGTTGTAGAACCGCTCCATCCGGGCCGCCTGAGTCGGCGACTCCCACCGGCCGCCTTCGTCCGCTTCGGCCCAAAGCTCATCGATCGCAGACGAGAGGGACATACCGATCTGGTCCTCGAAAGCGTCCACCTTCGCGCGGTTGAGGTTGTGAAAGGTGAACAGGGCGGCGACGCGGTTGTAATCGGACTTGGTGAGGGCGCGGGAGGTAAGGGTAGGCATTGTGTCTCCGAGGGTGATTCGCCGGCGGGGTTACTCCCCCGCCCGACACAATACATATAGGGCACCCGATACGTACTGGCAAGGAATCGCCGCACAAAAGTCGAAGATTCCCCGCCAGCCGATCACCCCAGCACCAGCGGCCACAGCACCCACCCGGCGAGGATGCCCACCAGCGCCGGTCCCACGAAGTCATACCACCGGGTCGGGGGGACCACCCACTCGGGCGCGGTCTGGTCGGCGGCCCGCTGGTAGCGCTCGGCGGCGCGGCGGCTATCCACCGGCCACCTCCGTCGCGCGCATGTCCTCGAGGGCGGTAGCGCCGGCATCCGACCACAGCCACGCGGCGACCTTCGCGGCCGCCTCACGCGACAGGCCAGACAGCGCGGGCTTCCCCTTTGCCTCGGCCCAAGCGTCGGCCTGTTCGATCGACACCTTCGCGCCGGCCAGCAGGTCGAGCAGCGGCGGCACCGGTGCGGCGGGCGGCTCGGCGGCGGCGAGCACACCCACGCGGTACGGCACGCGCTGGCCGCGCTTCACCGTCAAGGCGATCGTGGCCGGGCGGTCGAGGTGCGACAGCGCCCGGATCCGAATGCCCCCGACCTTCTTGCCGCCCCACTGCACATCGGGGTCGGTGTAGAGTTCGAGGCGGCGTCCCACCCACGCGCGGCCGTCGGCGCCCCACAGCGCCAGCAGCACGCGCCTCATGCTCTTGCACGGCTTGTATGCGCGGCCCTCGCCCTCGAGCGCGACGGCGATGGGCTGGTCGGCCTCACCCCGCGAGACGCCGGCGACAACGTAGGTACGCGAGCCCGCCAGCAGGTCGTCGGCGTTGAGCTGGTCGGAGCGGGGAACGATGGTATCGCTGAGATCTTCGATGGACATGGTTAGTCCTCCTCGGGGTAGGTGAATGCGGCGCCGTCGATGTCGGGCAGCGCCCAGACCGGCAGTTGGAGCGTAGCAGCGTGCGGCACCTGGCCCGGCCACTCCTGCGCGGCCTCGCACTCGGCCAGCTCGCTCAAGAGGCGATCCCGCATCTGGCAGCCCGCCTCCATGGCGAGATCGTCCAGGTGGTAGACCGCGGCATCATGCGGCGCGCTCGACTCAACGGCGATGATGCAGCACTCCACCGGCAGCTTGTAGACCTGTTCCAAGCCGTGGGCGTAGTGCGCAAGCTGGCCGTGGTAGCCGAAGCGAGCAGCAGCGGCGCCGAACGACCGCGGGTCCACGTCTCGCGCGCTCTTGAGGTCCACCAGGATCACGCGGTCGGCGTAGGTGATCACCAGGTCGGCCCGCGCCTTCATGCGGCGCGCGTCCTTGCCCTCGCCCTCAGTCCAGTAGAGCGACACCTCGGCCATCCCATCGGCCGACAGCAGCGACAGGACGCGCGGGTGGTTGCGGGCGCCCTCGACCATGGCGGCCACGGTGTCGGCCTCGCCTTGGGTGAGCCACACGACACCGGGCGGCAGATCCTTGACGATATCCAGGTACTCGGCCTGCTCCGCACCCACCAGGATCACCGCACCGTCGGGCGCTGCATCCTTCGCCTCGGCCCAAGCCTTTCCGCGCCGCGCAGCCACGTCGGCGAAGAACACCGCGCGGTCGCCGTCGAGATTCGCCTGCACGGCGTCCCACACATGGCCGACGCGCGAACCGGGCCACACGCGGTACTCAGCGGCGTAGCGGTCGGGCTCGAGCAGCGCGCAGTGGAACGCCCGCCCGAGCGACAGGGCCGGCGTATCGGCCCGCGGGTTTTCGAGCGCGTGCTTGTAGTGGAGCGGTGACTTGTCGAGCACCTTGAGGCGGCTCCAGTTCAGCCCGTGGGCCGCCCGGTATTCCGCGTCGGGTTCCTGGCGCCGGTACGCGCCGTGGATGGGGTGAGTAGCGAGCGGGTCAAGCATGTCTGTCTCCGTTGTCGTGCGCCCTTCGTTGGCCGCCCCACAGTCATAGCGGCCCACAAATCGCATGTCAACCGCTTGACACCGAAACAGCGTCCCGATACTGTCCGGGTGTCACCACACAAAGGACGACACCCCATGGCGCGACCTTCCCCGATCCCTGTCCGAATGCCCAAGACACTAACGGATGATCTCGACTGGCTTCTCACAGCCATGGAGTCCGAGGACCACCCCGCCGCAGTCGGGGCCGGCGGCCACTGGGGGCGGGGCGCGTTGATGCGACTCTTGATCACGCGCGGGATCGCCGCGGAGATGAAGGCGCGCGGCTACGCTCCCGGCCACGCAAGCAAGTGAGCACCGCCCGCCCCGATCCCCGCCCGATGCTCGCCGCCTTGCTCGAGGCCAGCGACCGCACGGCCGCCGACGTGGCCCGCGATCTGGGCGTCGATCTGCTCGGCGACCGCCCGGCATACGACCGGGTGCGGCGGGTACTGGCGGGCGTGCTTCACCCACGCGACGCGCTCGAAGTGCGCCGCATCCTTGACGCCCTGGCCCCCGAGCCAGAGGCACGCGCCGCCTATGTGCGGTGCTATCTGTCGTGGGCGCAGTTCCCCGAGCTGCACGCCCTCGCATCATCCCATGGCCGGGCAGCGGGTCTAACCTCGTCGTCGTCTCCATCGAGCACCCCCGCTGGCCCGGCCCTCTCTTCTTCTGGAGACTCCAATGCCTGACCCGATCCTGTGTCGAGCGCTTCAGCTCGAGTCGCGCCCCGATCTCCGTGACGCGCTGTCGGACGCGCTGCAGCGCGCGACCGGTGGACGGCGACGGGCGTTCAAGTCGATCGAGCTGGCCCGCTGGGAGGCTGGCTTGTGTATCTGGTGCGGCCAGACGGGGCGCGACACCTCGCGGTACTGCTCCGACCGGTGCAGGGTGGCGCGCAATCAGTCCCGCAGCGCGAAGGAGACAGCGGTACCGGAACGCGCCCGCCGCACGCGCGCTCTTTGCGTGATCACCCGCGACACGTACCGAGCCCGGCTGCTCTCTTGGTACACGTTGGGCGACGGCACCAGCAGCGACACGCTCGACAGCGTTGCACGGGGGCTGCTGTCGTCCATGGCGGCCGACCTTGAGGCCGTTCGGTCGGCCTCACGTCTCGGTGTCCTGTCGCCGTCCTCGACGTGGGACGATGTGAAGGCGGCGACAGAATGACCTACCCGTCCCTCACCTTCACGATCCTCGGCCAGCCCGTCGCGAAGGGCCGCCCCCGTGGCGCTCAACAGGGGCGCGGCGTCCGCATGTATACCCCGAAGCGGACCCGGCAGTACGAGGCGAGGGTGGCCGCTGCGGCGCGTGAGGCGGCGGCAGAGGCGGGCGGCTGGACCGTCGGCGCTCGCGTCCCGGTGCGCGTCGAGGTGCACGCCATCTTCGACCGCCCGCAGCGGCTCTACCGCGTGAAGGACGGCCACGCCCGGCGCCCGCACACCCGGCGCCCCGACCTCGACAACGTGGTGAAAGCGGTTCTCGACGGCATCGACCAGACCGACATCTGGACGGATGACGCTCAAGTCGTGGAGATCGCAGCCGTCAAAGAGTACGCGGCCATCCTCGACCGCGCCGCTCGGATCTGCGAGCTGCCCCGCGTCGAGGTCACGATCCGCGTGCTGCCACTGCTACCCGACCCGAACCCACCGACGGCACAGCCCGACGCCGCCGAGTGCTCGGCCGACTGAACCGCCAAAAACGTCAACCGCCCCCGGCCGCGCTGGTCAGGGGCACCCTCACCCATGGAGACACCATGACCCTCCCTGCCCTCGCCCTGTCCCTCCTCCTCCCCGCCCAAGCCGGCAAGCTGGCCGACGGCTTCCGCGGCCTGCCCTTCGGCGATGCCTCCGTGGCGGCCACTCAGCCGCTCGACGACTGCCTCGCCGGCGATGTTGAGGGCGTCCTCTGGCTCTGCACCAGCACGATCGGTTCAAGCCCGGTGGTTGTGGCATACATGGGCGGCGACGGGCTGTTTACGGGCGTCTACATCACGGCGCAGGGCTACGAGCACCGCGCGCCGCTCCTGGCCGCGATGCAGGGCGCCTGGGGCGCTGGCATCGAAGGCGGCGCCCGCATCGACCGGATCTGGCGTGACGGCACGGTCATCGGCAGCTTCAAACACAACCGCTACTCGGGCGAGACGGCCGTAGCTATTTACGACACCGCCGTCTCCAAGGAGCAGAAGGCGCGGGCTGCGGCGCGTGCGCGGAAGGCTGCGGCCGGCGACCTCTGAACCACCCTCAAACGCCCCCGGCCCGCGTGGTTGAGGGCTCACACCCTGGAGACACAATGGAATCCCCCGAAGAGCTCGCCGACGGCGTGCCGTCCTACCCCGTGACGCCGCCCGCCGCGGTGGCTTGTACCGTGCCCGGCTTGACCGTCAGGCGCTACCACCCCGCTTGTCCCGCGTGGGGCGAGATCCGGCACATTACCAGCGGGGAGCGGGTGATCTACCTGCGCACCGTCGAAGCCTTGCAGCCGGCCCTCGACGCGCTGGCCGTCGCCGACTGGACCGGCCCGGCCGATGTCGTCGCGCAGAACCGCGAAGCCTTTGACGCCGCGCTGCTGGTCGAGGGGGTGACCCATGGGTAGCATCAACCGACCGCCGATCTACCTCGACCAGCCCGAAGCCATCGGCCGCCGGCTGCGCATCCTTCGCGACCGCGCCGGACTGACCTCGGCCGACCTGGGCGCAGACGCCGGCATCGACTCGCGCACGGTGCGGCGATTCATGGCGGGGGAATCTATGGTCCTCGCCGGCCGGATCGCTGGCCTCTTCCTCGCGCTCGGCTACCGGGTGCGCCTCGAACTGGAGCCCATCAATGCCCCGTGATCAATGCCACTTCATACGCCACTATGGCCCGTGCGGACGGGTCGCGACGAGGACCGCGTGGGTCGGGGTGGACAGCTTCCCCGTCTGCGCCGGCTGCGACGTGAAAGTCCGGCACATCCAGAGCGCGCGCCGTGTCGCCGCCGAACGGGTGGCGGCGGGCCTCGAGGCCGAGCCCGTGCACCCGAACTCGGTGCTTCGGAAAGCCTCACCCACGCAGGTACTCCGGGCGCTCCGGGCGGCCGGGCACACCGACGACGACGGATGGTGCCGCATGGCCGAGGTGGAGGGCAAGCTCGCCGACGCCGGGATCAGCGTCTCGAAGAACACGGTTAGGCGCGTGCTGTCCGATCTGGTCGCCAGTGGCGCAGCCGAGCGACGGGGCCGCATCGCCTCGACCCGCTTCCGGGCCGCCTAATCCGCCAGCGGGAGGCCGAGCGCGTCGCCGATCTCCTCGGTGCGCGCTTGGCCGACCATCTGCCGGCCGTTGTAGAACGTCCGGCCGCCCTGGATGGTGTGGACTGACCAGTGGTCGTAGCCGTCGCCGTAGTGGACCACGCCGTATCCCTGTTGCCAGTCGAGCCGCGACCCGGCGGCGGGCGTGCGGCTGGTGTCGCAGAGACAGCCGGGGGTAGCTGCCGTGATGACCCGCGCGCCCCCGTGGTCGTAGACCGTGCGGTGGGCGATCGAGACGCGGTGGACGTGGCCGAAGCCGGTGCTAACCCTGGCCTCCCCCACGACAGCGCGGGTGGTCGCCCCGCCGCCCGAGCGCACCTTGTCGCCGTGGGTCAGCATCACCCGCGGCGACAGGTACGCCGCCTCACCGTAGGGCGCGACGTACTCAATCCCGAGCTGGTCGAGTGCGAGCAGCCGGGGCAGAGACAGCGCCGCCCGGTCATCGCCGACCGCGTGCAAGCCCTCGACGTGGGCCGCCTTCTCCACCAGAAGCCGAGCGATCCGCGCTTCGTGATTGCCTTCCAGGTACACGATCCTCGCCGCCGGGCACGCCGCCCGGAGCTCGGCGAGCCAGTAGTGCAGCGCATAGAGCGCCGCCTGCGACGTGTCGAGCAGGTTCATCGGGCGTGGGAACCGCGTAGACCACTCGGCCAGGTCGAGCATGTCCCCGAGGAGCACGATATCGTCGGGCTGCATCGCGGCGGCTACCTGCGTCACGGCGTCGCACGCCGCCATGTCGTGCATCGGGAGCAGCGTCCGCCGGTCCTCGCCCCACAAGAACCCATGCTGCGAATCCGGCACCAGCAGCGCCACCCGCTCGGCGGGCTCGATGTCAGGCACCACCCGCGGCGCCGGCGGGCCGTTGTACCGGACGCCGATCACCTCGGGGTCGATGAGCCGCCGCTCGAGCCGCGCCTTGACCTGCCAGTTTCTTACAATGCTCGGCCGCCCGTCCTCGCCCTTTAGCGGGGTGGTCCAGGTGTTTACGGAGTGGTCCGCCACCCGCCACTCGTCAAGGTCGATCTCGGCCACGCGGGCCAAGTCGTCCACATTCTTGACCAGCCCTTGCCCTTTGGCTGACACCTGTAGCGTCCCCTCGGGGCCGTTCTTCGTCTCCACCCGTGGCGCTCTGACCGGGGGCGGCTTCGGGACTACGCGCGCCTCAGTACCAGCCGGCGCCGATCGGCCGGGGTCGCAGTACCCCGCGGGCCAGCCTTCCGGCGGCGTGGGTAGGCCGTAGTCGTTGATCACGCAGCGCAGGAACCGCGCCACGGTCACCGGGCACGATTCGCGCTCACCCCACGGCGACAGGTACGCCAGCACCTCGGCCGTAGTCAAGCCGACCAGGTGCGGGCCGTGCTCATGCCATGCGGCCAAGGCGTCGGGGCGGTCGGGCGCGCAGTGGTCCGTCCGTAGCTTGCGCCACCTCACAGGGGTCGGCATCGTGGGCTCCTCTATCGGTCGGCGGCGTCTCGGCGCGAAATCGCCGGGCGCTCGCGGATCTCGGTTGCGTCATCCTCGGCCCACTGCTCGACCACCACAACCGACGGCGCAAAGGCCCGGCGTAGCTGCTCGGCGTGGCGCAGGAGACAGGCGGCGACGGCGGCGAGCTCGGCGCGCTGCTGGGGCGTCAGGCTCACCGGTCGCCAGCCCCACGGAGTAGGGCCTGCATGGATGCGATTCCATCCCGCAGCGGGCGCAGGTCGGCCTCGACGGCGTGGCCCTGGCGCTCGAGCCGGTCACGCACGGTCACGATCTCCCGGTCGAGCCGGTCGAGCCCTTCGCGCAGTCGCTCCCGGTCGGACTCAGCGCGCACGCCGGCCATGTTCAGGTCATCGACGCGCGCCGTGAGCTTCGCGATCTCTTGGCGCAGCGCTTCGGCGTCCCGGTGGCGCTCCGCACGTTTCGCGGCGCCGGCGAAGTGCTGCACCGCCTGTCCGACCGTGGCGGTGAGCGCGGCGATGGCGGCCGACAACCCGGCGGCCTCGGGCGCGAGATCAATCGGCATCCCCGCCCCCTACGGCCGTCGCGAGCATCATGTCGGCCAGTGCGGCGGCGTCGATGGCAATGCAGAGGACCGAATGGTCGCCCATCGGCAGCAGGCACCACGCCAGCGAATCGGGGGAGGTCTTGCCTGGCAGCACGACCGCCTCGACGGCGATGGTGGGCTCCCCCGCCTGCGCCGCCCGGTAGCTATCAAGCCACGGGCCAGCGAGCCCGAAGTAGTCGCGGTGGTCGATGTCGGCCCACGCGCGCGGCGGCCGGTAATCCCCCGGCGGGCTGTACGTGCGCGCCCAGCCCTGCGAGACGCAGCGGTACCTTCCGTCGACCCGGATGTGCGCAGCGACCACGGGCTCCGCGAGACTCACAGCGTCCCCCGCGACGGCGCGGCGTCCTCCTGCGGGGTGCACCCTGGCAGGGCTGCAATCATGGCCGCCTCGACTGCCCGGCATTCGGGCCGCTGGGCGGCGCTCTGACCGTACTGCAGGCACGTCGCCCACTGGCAGGCCACGCCCAAAGGGTCGCCACCCATGTCGCGCCGGCATTGTGCGGGCACCTCGGCCAGCGTGGCCCGCACCTCGGCGTCGATGACCACCGGGCGGCCAGCCGCTTCGGCCACCCGTTCGAGGGCGTCGCCCTGTGCGGCGAGCGTCGAAGCCTGCGCTTCGAGGGCGTCGGAGTAGTCCGGCCCGGTCGAGCGGCCCAGCGCAAAACCGCCAGCCCCCACGCCGATGACGGCCAGAGAGGCGAGGATTACCGCGGTGGCGACGGCGGGCATAGGCGACTCCTATCAGTCCCCTACATTGTACCCCGTCGGCGCCGATTGCGCGCCCCGTTCGCGGCTTGTGGGAAGCCTCCCAGGGAGCGGAAAGTGCCTCGCACCGTACACTCCCAGCCCCATTCCGACGGAGCCGATCACCACCACGGCGAGGTCGGCATAGGCGCGCACGGTCGCAGAATCGCCGCCCCCACGCGACAGCGCGACCAGCCCCAGCAGGAGGAGCAGGCCGTAGCCGGCGAGATGGTAGGCGGCGCGGAGGGTGGTCGAGGTCACAGGCGCAGCCTCCGGTAGCCGCCCGACTCGGACGCATAGAGCATCTGCCCCCGCATCCGAGGGCCGCCGCCGAGGTGAACGTGCCCCCCGCGGCTGGGATGGTAGACGATGAGCTGGTCGAAAAGGAGCCCGACGGTGTGGGCTTCTTGCGCGACACCCATGGCCGACAGCCGGTGCGCCTTGAGGTCCACCGCCCACCCGCGCATATGGTCGGAGGTCTTCGACCCGCCGATCGCGGCGTTGACCTCTGGCGCCCGGTATCCGCTGGTAATGCGGATCGGCCCCACGATCTCCCGCAGCGGGTCGAGCAGGTGGCCGCACAGCGCGGTCAGGTTCCATGCCTCAGCCTCGGGGATCGAGTTGTCGAGCCCGAGGCGCGCGGCGGCGCCCGACTGCGACAACTCGGCCCAGGTGAACCACCGGCCAGGGCGTGCGGGCAGGTCTGGCGGGGGCTGGCTCACGCGCCGTAGCCCGCAGCTACCAGGGCTTCGAGCACAGGATCGGCCACTTCGCGAGCCTCGGAGGCCAGCACGTCAGCACCGGCGGCGACGCGGGCGCGCTTGTGCGCGGCCAGTCGCTCAGCGTCGGCCACCGGAATGTGGATCACCACCTGATAGACCGCCTCGTCTGCGCCGTCGCGTGTGACCTGCTGGGGGGAGACGGAATCAACGGTGCGGAGGTTGCTCATGGGGTCACCCGGCGAAGTGCGGCACCCACCCGAAAGGTGCATGACGATTTGATCAGGAGGTGCAGGTATCGCCGGTCTTGTGGGCCAACAGAGCTCCCGCCGTCGTTGATGACAGACGATCCCGTGTTGGTCAGGTTCGCGGCGTCCGTGGGCAGCGCGGAGTCGCCTTGATCCCAGGAAAACGACCCACTGGCGCCGTGCCAGACCAGCCCCACGCGGGTTGGCGTAGTCGATACGTCCGTGACGGTGGGTGTCTCGATGTTGATGAAGGCCGTGGTACTGTTGGCCTCGCGGAACCGGATCTGCGTCTCGGTGCCGTTATAGCCGACCAATGCCTGCCACTGGTTCGCGGCGTTGCCGGTGCTGGTGCCGCTCGACAGTTTGAACAAGATCCCCGACGTGGTGTTGGCGACCACGCTGGCGATTGCGATGACGGCCATTACGACCTCATTCGAGACATCGACGCCGAGGTCAATGATGAGCGATGCCGAGTTGGCCCCGCTCATCGTGAGCGAGAGAAGCCCGCTCGATAGGCTGATCGCGTCGGGGCCGGAGGTGCCCACGTAGCTGAGGGTTGTGCTCAGCCCGCCGATCGTGTAGGTGTCTTCACCGGTCGAAAACGTCTCGGAGGACGCCGACCAGTCGAGCAGGGTGTCAGGGTAGGCCACGCCCGCGACCGTCGCCACGTTGACCACCGCCACGTCTGTGATGACCTGCCCGTCGCCGTCGTCGGTATGCGTACAGGTGACGGTCACCACGTCGCCGTCGGCCAGCCCGGTCGCAGTGTAGGGGCCGAGCCCCGAACCCGTCAGGCCAGCGCCGGAGCCGACGACGTGCGCGAGGGCGACCGATGGAGTGGACGCGCCCGAGCCGCCCGTGGGCGCCTGGAACGTGATCGCGTCGCTCGACGTAGTGCCCGCGGCTTTCGCCTGGGTGCCGTTGGTAGGGGCGCCGCCTGACACAAGGTCAGGATTGCCACCGCCGCCGCCCGCGCCCGTTGCTCCGTTGATGTTCATCAGTTCTCCAGGGCTTCGAGCACCACCGAGACGGCCGGCGTGCCCGAGCTGGCGGCCACGAAGATCGATTGCCCCGATGGGTTCGCCGACTGCGGCGCCATGCGGAACGTGACCAGCGAATCAGCCGGGAGCGCCTGGGTGTGCGTCCCGACCGCGCCACCGTCGGCGGGCTCCTCGGGGCTGGCCGGGTCGCCGTTCTTCGTGAAGGCCAGCACGCCAGCCACACCGGTTACCGTGACCGTCACGCGGCACCGTGGCGGTAGCTGGACCTCCTGCCACGTCGTCGCAGAAGTGAACGTGTAGACTGTCGGCAGTTGCGCGGCGCGGAGATTGATGGCGGCCATGGCGGCTCCTGGGCTTGTTTCAGTCTAACACCCGAGCGTCTCGCACGGGGTCCTCTGTGAAGACGATCACGAACTCCCACCCGTTGCGGGTGAGGCGCTTGCCGTCGATGACGCCGATCGCGCCGTCGAACTCCCGCAGCGGGTCGGTGACCGTCAGGGAATCGCCGACCTGCAGCCAGCCCCAGTGAAGCGGGGCGTCGTAGCTGGCCGAGAGGGTAGGCATGGCGGCCAGGCGCCCGCGCCAGCTTGCGACCTGGTTCGCTACGTCCGCATCCCACACGAAGTCAAGGTCCAGCTCGAGCGTAGC